ACAACTGTGTACAATGCAATTATGGATGCAGGTCATCCAAAACTGGCCGAACTAATAAGGAGATTATAAAATGGCTTTTAGTGGAAACTTTATGTGTACGTCTTTTAAGGTAGAACTCCTTCAAGGTAAACACGATTTTACAAATGGACAAGACACTTATAAACTTGCGTTATTTACGAACAGTGCAGAACCAACGCAAGGAAGTTTTGGTGGTAGTGGTTCAACTATGAATGGTTCTGTTACAGATTACTCCAACAACAATGAAGTAGGAGCTTCTGGAGATTATACTACAGGTGGAGGAGCATTAACTAACGTCACTCCAACTTCATCTGGAACAACAGCTTTTACTGATTTTGCAGATAAAACGTATGGTTCTTCAACTATTACTGCAAGAGGTGCTATTATTTATAATACACAAACAGCGGGTGGTTCTGGCACAACAGAGGCTGTTTTAGTTTTAGACTTTGGTGCAGATAAATCATCAAGTTCTGGAGATTTTCAAATTGTGTTTCCAACAGCAGATTCAAGTAATGCGATAATTAGGATTGCATAGTGGCTCATGTTTTAAATGATAGAATTAAAGAAACTACGACCACTACAGGCACTGGAAATATAAGTCTTGCGGGTGCAGAAACAGGATTTGAAACTTTTGTTAGTGGTATTGGAGATGGTAATACTACCTATTATGCAATAAGTCATCAAACCACTACTGAATTTGAAATTGGTTTAGGCACAGTTAATGACGCATCTCCTGACACTATATCGGGTAGAACAAATGCTAATGTTATATCAAGTTCTAACAGTGATAATGTAGTTGATTTTTCAGCAGGAACAAAAGATGTTTTTTGTACGTTACCCGCATCTAAAGCAATTACTTTAGATCATCAAAGTGTTGTTAATGTAGTTGGTAGTATTTCTTTAGGAGATTCAAGCAATCGTGTTATTTTATCTAAGGGAAGTGATAATCAAATACAATTTCAAACAGAAGCGTCTGGACAGTCTCCTGTAACTAGTAATTCTGGAGCCACTAAAGTTTATGCAAATATAAGTGCAATGACAGCTACATCTCCAACTACAGGAGATCAAGCTTTTGTAAGTGCAAATTCAGGTCTTTACATTTTTAATGGTGGGGGATGGTACAAAGTAGCCACTGTCAATACAAGTCCTACAATTTCATCACCAAGCACAGGCGCAAACATTACTTTAGCAACAGATGGTTCTGCTACAACCATAGAGCTTGTTGGAGCTGATGTAGATGAAGGAACGACTTTACAAAATTCTTATGCTGTTACTACAGGATCGCTTACCAATGGTGGTGGAGCAACAGCTACAATAACAAGTTCAGCTACTTCTGATGGAACGTATTCTTCATTAGCCGCAAGCACGAATACAACGAATAGATTTTTTAAAGTTACACCCTCGCAGACACAGGCGTATGCGGGGAGCTTTAGTTTGACCTTCTCAATGTCTGATGGTATTTCTGCTGCAACCACTGTGCAAAACTTTACATTATCTTTTTTTAGTCAAATGCACGTGCCAAGTGGTACAACAATGTTATTAGGTCTAAGTTTTGATGGTTCTAGTTTAGGAAAAACTGGATCATGGAATACACCTTCACTAACAAATAATGATACTATTACTTATTATTCTAGTGGCGGGTACAATGCTACAATGGCTGGTCATGCAGGTTATGCAAGTTCGACTTTAACAGATGGATATAGAATTTCAGAATTAGATCCGCCAGGTCAACCATCTAAAGGAAAAACATTTATCATTTGGTATAAAGGAACACAAACTACTAGTGGTAGTGCTTACGGTATGGGTGTTCCAATTGCTGCAGACAGATCAATTGGGTGGTCAGCTATTGGGATTGATGATGGTAAAATTTGTACTCGTACAGGAGCAAGTCAAGTAGATAGAGGGACAACAAATGTTGCTGATGGAAACTGGCATATGCTCACTTGGGTTCATAGTGATGGAACACACACTCGACTTAGTGATAACCAAATGGGGATGTGGGTAGATGGAAGCTATGAAACAGCCCATGACATTTACTCAGGTGGAACAGATTCTAATCGCAACACAAATACATCTTTTCACGACTTATTTATAGTGTATGGAAGCAGTGGCCAGTTTGTTCAACCATCAAGAGTAGATGCTTTTCAAATATTTAATAGTGAACTTACTGATGCTCAAATATTAGAGATTTATCAAGGTGGATAGGAGGTGATACTATGCCAAGTAGAACATCTTTATTACTTTTTCAAGAAAATAGTGAAGGCTCGTTTGTATAAGGTAAAGGATTAATTAATGTTTGGTACTTCTCCCTTTGCAGCAGGAGCATTTGGTTCACCGGGAACACCTGATGATAGCGTAAATGTAACTATACCTATTTCTGGTTGGGGATCTAGTACTTGGAGTACAGGAGCATGGGGCACTAATGTAACTTTACCTCAAGGAACAACAGCAGTAGGTACAGTTAGTGTTGCTATTAACACCTCCATTACTTTAACAGGAGTAGCAGGTACTTCAGCAGTTGGTACAGTAACTTTACCAAATAATTCTGTTAGTGTAACAGGAGTAGCAGGTACTTCAGCAGTTGGCACAGTAATTGTAGAAACAGATTCAACAGCTAATGCTGTTGGTGTGGCTGCCACAGGTTCTGTAGGTAACACATTTGAAACTCAAAATGGTGCTATTGGTACAACCTCTGTTGGCACAGTTGTTGTTCCTCAACACGTTTCAATAACTTTAACAGGAGTAGCAGGAACAAGCCAAGTTGGTACAGTAACTATTGTTGAAGGACAAGGAGTTGATGTAAGTCTAACAGGAGTAGCAGGAACAAGCCAAGTTGGTAATACATTTGAAACTCAAAATGGAGCCTTAGGTACAAGTGCAGTTGGCACAGTAAGTGTTGCTATTAATACAACTGCTAACTTAACAGGAATTTCTATTACACCTTCAGTAGGAACCTCTACAGCGAATGGAAGTTCAATCATTACTTTAATAGGAGTTTCTACTAGCACTTTTACAGGAAGTGTGCTAGTTTGGGATAGAGTTATACCCGAACCAACAAATACTTGGTCAGAAATAAGTGCTAATGCAACAAATACTTGGTCAAAAATATCTCCATCACCAAGCACATCTTGGACAGACATAGCAGCATAAGGATAATAAAATGAGTACATATGTTAACAATTTAAGACTAGAAGAAATAGGAACAGGTGAAGCTTCTGGAACTTGGGGTACAAAAACTAATACAAATCTTGAATTAATAGGTGAAGCTTTAGGTTTTGGTACAGAAGCCATAACTACTAATGCCGATACTCATGCAAGCACTATTGCAGATGGCTCTACAGATCAAGCTAGAGCTATCTACATTAAATATACAGGAACGCTTGATTCTGCTTGTACGATTACAATATCTCCAAACACCATGAAGAGAGTGCATATTATTGAAAATGCAACAAGTGGAAGTCAAAACATTATTATTAGTCAAGGTTCTGGTGGCAATGTAACGATAGCAAATGGTCAGACTAAGATTGTTTATTTAGATGGAGCAGGTTCTGGAGCAGCTGTTACAGATGCTCTTGCTGATTTATCCATACCAGATTTATTTATAGATGATGATGTAAGTCTACAATCAGATGGTGCTATTTTAAATTTTGGAGCCGATAGTGACATTAATTTAACACATACGGCTGATACAAGTTTGACACTTGGAGGAGCGGGTTCTACTACTGGACTCGTTGTTAACAACACAGCTACAGATGGAGATCCTTTTGTTTCTTTTGCTCTAAGTGGCACACAAGCATTCACTATGGGTGTTGATGATGGCGATAGTGATAAGTTTAAACTAGGCACAACAGCTATTGGTACAAATACAATGTTAGAACTAGATTCTTCCAAGAATGTTGATATTGTAGGACACAATGGCAGTGTTGGTTTAAAATTAGGTGGTACTCTTGTAACTGCCACAGCTGCTAGTTTAAACAATGCAGCTACAACTGGAAAAGCTATAGCAATGGCGATAGTATTTGGATAAAGGAGAATAAAATATGGCAAATCCTAATATTGTCTCGGTTACTAGCATTTATGCAGGAAATGCGGGGTATAATTTATCTGCTACGACTACTGCTACGCTTTTAACTGTAGACGCTGATAAAATAGTAAAAATTAATAACATTATTTGTGCAAACGTAGATGGTACGAATGCAGCTACTCTTGATTTATTTGTAGATGGTCTTGGTAGTGGAGCCTCTGGTGTTACAACAACAGGTGCAGACGCTACAGTTTATTTAGCTAAAACAATTTCTGTACCTGCTGATGCAAGTTTAGTGGTTCTTGATGCACCCATCTATTTAATGGAAGGTGATGTTTTAAAAGGTGGAGCAAGTGCAGCAAGTGACTTAGACTTGTTTGTATCTTATGAAGTCATAGATGATGCGTAAGGTTAGTTTATGGGTAGAAATAGACCAAAAGGAGGCCTTTTAGGAGGCGTTGACCTACTAAGAGTACCAGATGCACCTACAATAAGTAGTATTACAGAAAATAGTACAGAATTAGTAGTTGTTTTAACGGATCCATCAGATGTTGGTGGTGGTGCTATTACTTCTTATACAGCTTTAGCTCTTGAAGGTAGCAATCTTACAACAGCTTCAAGTTCAACAAGCACAGTAACCATAACTGGATTAACAAATGGTACAGATTATTCTGTAACAGGTAAAGTAACTAATGCTTTTGGCACAAGTGTTCCATCCGCTGCAACTTCAGCTTCTCCTCAAGCTCCTACTAGAGCTATTTGGTCGGGTGGCTCATCTGCAAATAATCCGGGTAATTTTATACAGTATGTCACAGTAGAAACAACAGGAAACGCAACAGATTTTGGCGATTTATTAGCTGCCCATAGATATAACCACGCATCTTGCTCTTCATCTACCAGAGGTATTTTTGCTGGAGGTTATGGTGCTCCAGAACAAGAAACGATAGAATATATAACCATAGCAAGCACGGGTAATGGAACTGATTTTGGTGATTGGGGTAGTGAGACATATAGATTTTACCACTGTGGAGGGGCTAATGACACCAGAGGTTTGTTTGCAGGTGGTATGTCATATCAATCAGGTAGTTCATATCGCACAACTGATATAAACTACATTACTATAGCAAGCACTGGAAATACATCTACCTTTGGCGACCTTTCTGCTGCTAAAGCATATCCGGGTGCTGTTACTAATACAACTAGATATGTAATTGGTGGTGGTACTACTGATGGTAGTGTAGGGGGTAATATAAATGTTATGGAATATGTTACCATAGGGTCAACAGGAAATGTTACTGACTTTGGTGATTTAACAACTCAAAGGTATCTTCATGGCTCTTGTGGTAGTTCTACTAGGGGATTGTTTGGAGGTGGTGTCATTGGTACTTCCTCGCCTCCTTTTCCTAGAACTAACACTATAGACTACATGACTATTGCATCCACAGGTAATGCTTCTGATTTTGGTGATTTACTTACAGTTAATAATGGGTTAAGTGGCTGTGGTTCAAAAATTAGAGGATTATTTGCAGGTGGTTTTATTGGAACTGGTAATAGTGATGTTATACAGTATGTTACTATTGCGTCTACAGGTAATGCCACCGATTTTGGTGACTTATTAGCTGAAGTTCCTAGTCCTATGGACAACGGAGTTGTTTCAAGTAATCATGGGGGATTATCTTAATGCCTATTTTTTCTGGAGTGTGGAGTTTAAAAGAACAAGGTGTCGCTGTCAAAGGTGATAGGTGGCAAAAAACATTACCTCAAGCAGCTAATATGGGTTTAATCATGGGTGCTTATAATTCAACAATACAAGAATCAGGAATTATAGAATATATTGATATAGCATCTGGTGGTAATGGAACACTTTTTGGTGAGTTGGTTACAGCAGCTGTTTATGGTGGCACTTGTTCTTCTACAACAAAAGGTTTTTATGGTGGTGGTTATACAGGTTCAGCCAGAGTAAATGTAATACAAACTGTAACTTATGCAAGCACAGGTGGTAGTTCAGACTTCGGTGATTTAACTCATGCTCCAATGCAAGGTAGTGGTTGTTCTTCTACAACCAGAGGTGTGTTTGCAGGGGGTGATGATGGATGAGTAATGTTCTTGACTATATCACTCTTTCTTCTGAAGGAAATGCTACTGACTTCGGTGATTTATCTGCTAATAGAGATAAATTTGGTTCTTGTGGTAATACAACCAGAGGTGTATTTGCAGGAGGTTTTTATCAAGGTTTAGGTACATCAGGTAATAATTATGCTAACGTAATTGATTATATCACCATAGCATCCACAGGTAATGTAACTGATTTTGGTGACTTGACAGTTGGAAGGCAACAAGTCTCAAGTGGGGTTACATCTAGTTCAACCAGAGGTTTAACATTTGGTGGTGATACTTCCGGCCCTACATCAAATGTAATTGATTATATTACTATTGCATCTACTGGAAATGCTACTGATTTTGGAGATTTAACATCTGCTATGAGTTTTGGTTTTGGTTCTTCTAATGCTACAAGGGCAGTTTCTGGTCGTGATAGTTGGACAAATGCTAACAATATTGATGTAGTAACGATAGCAACAACTGGTAACGCTACTGATTTTGGAGACTTAGCAACAGCAGCTAGAGGCCAAGTAGGTGCTTGTGGTGGTCAAGGAGGTTTAACAGCATGACAAGATACTTAGGTGGATTATTAACAACAGATGAATCACAGGTTCTTCCTTCTAATAATTATGAAAATACTTCAGGTAATGCTGTTTTTACTTCGGATGAGCAGTATTTATTAAATATATCAAATCGTTGGCCAACAGCGGGTAATGCTTTGCAAAGAGCAGTATTTGCAGGTGGTATGTATAATGCTGTTGATACAATAGATTATGTAGATATAACTACAACAGGTAATGCGACTGACTTTGGGGATTTAACTTCTCCTAGAGGTTATTGTGCAGGTTGTGCTTCAGCAACAAGAGGAGTTGCAGGTATGGGTTTGACAACTGGTTTCAGTACAAGTGGTTCAGATTTTATAGATTATATTACGATAGCATCCACAGGTAATGGAACTGATTTTGGTAATTTAACTGTATCAAGAAATAATGGTGGTGCTTGTAATAATACTACAAGAGGTGTGTTTATGTGTGGTAGACCTGATACAGGTAATACTGGTAATGTTACAATGGACTATATTACTATAGCATCAACTGGGGATGCCACCGACTTTGGAGATGCTACCACAGCTTTTTTTGCTTGTGCAGGAACATCATCATCTACAAGAGGTGTGTTCGGTGCAGGTTATGCAACTCTTATTAATTTAGATTATATCACTATAGCGTCAGCAGGAAATGGAACTGATTTTGGAGATTTATCTCTAGCTAGATATGGTCCGGGTGCTTTTTCTAATGGAACAAGAGGTGTGTTTGGTGGTGGAACTGAAGATGGTGAAGGTAAAAGAAATACTATAGATTACATTACTATAGCGTCAACAGGCAATGCTACTGATTTTGGAGATTTAACTTCGGCTAGAGAAACAACAGGAGCAAGTTCTTCTACTAGAGGTATATTCGGTGGTGGTAATACAGGAAGTAGAGTTAATACTATGGATTATGTAACGATAGCATCTACTGGCAACGCCACAGACTTTGGTGACTTGACAGAAGCTAGAGATGGAATAGCAGGAATATCAAATGTTAATGGTGGTTTACAATAATTAAAGGAGATAATATGGCTTATAAAGTAGTAAAATATAGATTAACAGCAGAGGGTACAATACCAACCTTTCTAAAGTTTGGTGTACCTCAAGGCACAGGAGGTATGTATCCTGTTAAAGATAGCACAGCAAGTCCAAGGGATCATGTAATGATTGGAATTGCAGATGATGGAGCTGATATATCTAGCTCTGAAGGTGAGATTACAAGTAAAGATGCTTTGACTACATATCTTACGAGTGTAAGTAGTGGTAAAGGTTGGAAACAAATAAATGCAGATGGCACTGAAGAAGATTTTGTACCTGCAACTCATGCTACAATAATATGGAATGATTTAACAACATTAAATGGTGGGTAATTTGAAAACCGAACTTGTTATAAAAAACATACAGACAGCTTTATCTGAAGTAAAGCCAGAGTACAAAACTATGTTGAAGAACATAGATAAAAATATGCCTATGGTGCAACAGGCCTCTAGTAATTTCTATAAATCACATTCTCAATTTATGGGAGTTACGTTAGATGTTACTGCCATAACACCTATACGTTCAATCAAACATACGTTAGCTGAAGTTGATAAAACAAAAAACGCTTTACAAGAAGCACAAATACGTATGCAGAAAAAAGCTGTTGAATTAAAGATGAAACAGCGTGAATTGTTAGAGTGTCAAGATGATTTGCAAAGGGAAATGTTAGAAGTAGAAATACTAGAAATACAAACACATTCTGTAAATGCACAAAACTCTGTTCAAGGTGCTATACGAAAGCTTAACTTTTTTATTAATCAATACAATTCTTTGTTAAAGCATCTAGGTGTAGATGAGATTACAGAAGAGATGTATGAAAGGGAAGAGAACAGATATCATATAATGACAGCTATGAAGCAAGCTTTATCAAGTGCTAGACCAAGAGGTGGAGTGATAGATGAAGGTAATATGATTTATATTTTTGATTTAGGTATTAGTGGTGCTCAAGCACAAGCTGAAGTCTTTGCTTACTTACAAACAGAAAATGAATTAATGAAAAATGGCAAAGCACCTACCCATGAAATGACAATGCGTTGGTTGGAAGCTTGTGCAGATAAATGGGAAAAAGATCCAGAGATATTTGCTAATCGTAGAGGTTTTACTTTATTAGATAAACAATCATTAACGAATACAAAGAAGTTAGAAAATAAAAAGAAGCATTAAATGCCTTTAACAAAGTTACAATTCAGACCGGGTATTAATAAAGAAGCTACTTCATATTCCAATGAAGGTGGGTGGAATGATTGTGATAAAGTAAGGTTTAAACAAGGTTTTCCAGAAAAAATAGGTGGTTGGACAAAAAAAGGAAGTAACTCGTTCCTTGGAACTTGTAGAGCATTACATCCTTGGCAAACGCTAGCCTTAGAAAAATTTGTTGGTTTAGGCACTAGTGATAAATATTACATTGAAGAAGGTGAAGCTTACTATGATATTACACCTTTAAGATCTACTACAGCTGCAGGTGATGTAACTTTTTCTGCTTCTAATGGATCTTCAACAATTACAGTTACGGATACGAGTCATGGTGCGATTGCAGGTGATTTTGTTACATTTAGCGGAGCTGCTACTTTAGGTGGTAATATTACAGCCAATGTTCTTAATCAAGAATACGAAGTTAATTCTGTAACTGATACTAATACTTATACTATTTTAGCTAGAGAAGTTTCTACTTTGGGTAGTGTTACTGTAGATGGTTCTTACACACCTACACAAGTAAATGCTAACTCCTCTGATACAGGTAATGGTGGTAGTTCTGTTGTAGGAAAGTATCAAATTAGTAAAGGTTTAGATACAGGAGTTGGTGGTAATGGTTGGGGTGCAGGTACATGGGGTCGATTAACTTGGGGAAGTGGAGCCACAATTACTACAACAAGTGTTTTACGTTTGTGGTCACATGATAATTTTGGTGAAGACCTGTTAATCAATGTTAGAAACGCAGGTATTTATTATTGGGATAAAACAAATGGTTTAACCACAAGAGCTGTTGAATTAAACACTTTGGCAGGTTCCTCTAAAGCACCAACTATAGCGACTCAAGTATTAGTTTCAGATAGAGATAGACATATTATTGCTTTTGGTTGTGATCCAGAGTCCAATATAGGAACACAAGATCCTTTGGTTATTCGTTTTTCAAGTCAAGAATCTTTAACAGATTGGGAGTCAAAAGCTACAAATACAGCAGGAGAGTTAAGACTTGGTTCTGGTTCAGAGATTGTTTGTGCTACAGAAACAAGACAGCAGGTGTTAGTTTTTACAGATGCGTCCTTGTACACAATGCAGTTTATTGGTCCACCTTTTACTTTTGGAATTAATTTAATTTCTGAAAACATTTCTATACGTAGTTCAATGGCTTCAATAGCCATTGAAGATGCTGTTTTCTGGATGGGTATTAATGATTTTTATATTTATGCAGGTTCTGTCAATAAAATACCATGTACTGTCAAAGATCATGTATTTGGTAATATGAATAAAGAGCAATCATCAAAAGTATTTGCTGCAGCTAACGCAAGCTTTTCAGAGATATGGTGGTTCTATCCTTCTTCTGATTCAACAGAAATAGATAAATATGTTATTTTTAATTATCAACAAAAAATTTGGTATGTTGGTTCTTTGAGTAGAACAGCATGGATGGATCGTGGTGTAAGTGAACTTCCAATAGCCGCAAGCACAGATGGATATTTGTATGATCACGAAACAGGAGACGATGATGGTAGTACAAATCCTGTGTCTGCTATTTCTGCACACATTGAATCAAGTCAAATGGACATTGCAGATGGTGATCAATTTAGTTTTATAACAAGAATTATTCCTGATTTAACTTTTAGAAACTCTGCGGATGGCT